TTATTAGGTGGCCGTGTAGAATTTCGCCGTGATGAAAATCCGAATACAAGCCTTATTAATGGTCACGTTAAATTCCACTTGTACTTGGGCTACTTAGTACCGGCCGAATATGTGGAATTTGTATTGGAATACGATGTATCCTACTTACAACAATTGTTTAATAATGCTCAATAAATAAGGAGGAACTATGAATACACATAATATTCCTGATCGCTTGCATGACATGCGTGTATATAATAATGCCAGCAATGTTATGCTCGGCATCAGTAAGGTAACATTGCCTGATATGGATTACTTGACAGAAACGATGAAAGGTGCAGGCATTGCCGGTGAATTTGAATCGATTGCACCAGGTTTGTTAAAAGCCCTGGAATTAGGCTTAGACTTTAACACGGTAACTAAACACACCTATTCTTTATTTGCACCTACCAGCCATTATATTGATTGCCGTATGGCCGTTAATAATGTAGATGGGGGTGATGGTTCTCCCAAATCGGAAGGGTGGCGTGTTGTTGCGAAAGGTGTTACTAAAAGCTTTAAGCAAGGTAACGCAGAACCATCGACACAGATGGGAACCTCCGTAACATTATCTTTGACATATATTAAAGTGACAAATCAAGGAAAAACGATGATGGAAATTGACGTAATCAACTATATCTGCAAAGTTGGTGAAGTTGACTATTTGGCAGAAATTAGATCGTTGTTAGGCATGTAGTGCCTAGTGGTAAAAGATGGGGCGTAGCGTATGCTACGCCTATTTTATTTGGAGGTAAACAATGGAAACTATTAAATTAGTAAAACCGGTGATGATCAACGACAAAGAAGTATCTGAATTGCACTTTGATTTTAACAAATTGACTAGTGCAGATTTTTTTGAATTAGAACAAGAATCTCGTATGCTCGGTGAAATTACACCTAATATCGTATGGGGGGCAAAATATCGTGCCATGGTGGCCGTTAAGGCATGCAAGGAAAAAATCAAGTTTGAAGATATTCGGGACTTAATGACATTCAAAGATGTGGCTAAGATTACTGAGGCCGCAGCAAATTTTTTGCAATTTCTGGATTAACGCCTGAAGAAATAGTTCCTTATTTACGGGAGCAATTATTAAAAATGTCTCTTGAAACAAAAACATCCATAGCCTTTTGGGAAAAGAAACCAGTACTGGTACTTTTCAAATGGATAAACTGTTGGAATGAACGTATAGCTAGCAAGAAAGGGTGATTAATTGAATGGCTAAAACGTATACGACACAATTTAATATTACGGCCAATACAGCAGGGTCATTCAAGGCTGCCTTTTCTAATGCGGCTAAAACAATGCGTCAAACTCAGACCTATGCTAAGTCCTTGCAAAAGGAAATGGACAATTTAAAACAGGCCTACAAGGATGGTAAGGTTGATGCGGTGAATTACACTAAGACGATGGATAATCTTACCAAGGCATATGAGCGGCAACAACGTGCTGCGAAGGCATTAAATAACGTAGAAAAAACAAAAGCATTGCGTGCCAACGTTGAAAATGTCAGAGATCAAGCCGGTGGCATGGCGGTTAAAGCTGGAGCTGCTGCGGTAGCTACTTTGGGATTCCCAATCAAAGAAGCCATGGCCTTTGAAGATGTTATGGCCGATGTTAGAAAAGTAGTAGACTTTGACACGCCAGAACAATTTAAGCAGATGGCCGAAGATATTAAGGACATGAGCACGGTGCTGCCAATGTCCGCTGAAGGCATTGCTCAAATTGTTGCAGCCGGTGGTCAAGCCGGGATTGCTCGTGAGGACCTAAAGGCATTTGCGACTGATGCGGTTAAAATGGGCGTGGCCTTTGATATGTCAGCCGAAGAAGCCGGCCAAACCATGGCAGAATGGAGAACTGCATTTAAAATGACGCAACCGGAAGTCGTATCCTTGGCGGATAAAGTCAATTATTTAAGTAATACGACAGCTGCATCCAGTGCTAAGATTAGTGATATCGTATCTCGTGTTGGTCCTTTGGGGGCCGTAGGCGGCTTAGCCTCCGGCGAAATCGCTGCATTAGGTGCGACCATGGCGGCAGCCGGTACAGAGTCGGAAGTAGCGGCAACAGGCATTCAAAAAATCATCTTAGCCATGACTACCGGCGAAGGTGCGACTAAATCACAGGCAGCGGCATTTAATGCGTTGGGTCTTGATGCGGTTGAGATGGCCAAACGTATGCAGACGGATGCTAGTGGTGCATTGCAAGAGGTATTTACACGATTATCTCAAATTGATAAATATCAGCAAGCGGCAGTTTTAAAAGATTTATTTGGTGCTGAGGGCATTAAGGCAATCGCACCGTTACTTACTAACCTTGATGCATTGCGTAATAACTTGCAGACCGTTGCGGATCAATCGAAATACGCTAATTCCATGCAGGCCGAATTTGATACTCGTATGCAAACTACAAGCAATAGTATGCAATTAGCCAGAAATGCATTGAATAATTTAGGCATTACAATCGGGACAGCATTATTGCCGCCGGCTAAGGAATTACTGGATAGTTTAACGCCAATGATTCAAGGTGCTGCTAATTTTGCCAAAGAGCATCAAACATTAACGGCTGTAGTAGTCGGTGGTGTTGGTGGGCTATTAGCAACAGTAGCGGCGGTTTCCGGATTAACTTGGGCGGTTACCTCTGTCTTAGCTCCAATCTTAAAGGCAAAAGAAGCATGGCAGGCATATAAGGCAGCTCAACTATTATCTACGACAGCTACGAATACGCATACATTAGCAAGTATGCGTAATGCTATCGCAACAAAAGCAACTGGTATAGCGGCCAGGGTATCAGCTATGGGTCATGCAGCATATAACTTTGCCTTAGCAACCGGAAGCAAGTTAATGTCAGTTGGTAGGTTAGTGGCTTACCATGGGGCTGTGCTTGCTACAAGTGCAGCTACAAAGGCAGCTGCTATTGGTCAATATATGTATAACGGAGCCATGGTAATTGGTAGAGGTTTGATGAGTGCCGGGCGTGTTGTGGCCTATAGTGCGGCTATGGCTGCGGTAAGAGGGGTAACAATGGCCTGGACCGGAGCACAATGGTTATTAAATGCAGCCATGTTAGCGAATCCAATTGGCTTAGTCATTGCCGGTATTGCCGGGTTAATCGCAGTCGGCTATTTATTAGTAACTAACTGGGATACTATTAAGGCTTGGTTTGTACTGTTATGGAATGATCCAAAGGCTGCGATGGATAAATTCTGTGCCGGTATTAAAGATTCATTAGGTGAAGCTGGCAATTGGGTGATGGAAAAATGGCAAGGAATTAAAGACTTTCTCGCTAATCCAATTGAAGGAACTATCAACATTGTAAAAAATATGATCAATGGTGATGAGGGCGGAGGCGTTGAAAAGAAAAACGCCAAAGGCGGTATTTATGGCAAGGGTGCATTTACTACTTGGTTTGCTGAGGATAGTGCAGAAGCAGCCATCCCTCTCGATGGTAAGCCACGATCCATTGCATTATGGCAAAAAGCCGGGCAGATGCTTGGTATATTGCCGGAAAATACTGAAGAAGTAAATTCTGTCGGGAAAGAGCAGAATTATCAACGAAGAGCGGTACGATACTTGGCACCACGTATGGCCGGGCAATCGGCACCAACGGTCAAGGCACCTCGTATGATGGAAAATACTACTAGCAGTAATAGTGAAATAGCTATTAATCCATCATTTGAATTTAATATTACTATTACTGGCAATAGTACCGAAGCAGAATCTAAAAATATTGCGGCGACTATTAAGCGAGAAGTATTAAAGGTGTTGGATGAAATTAAACGGAAGGAGGCAAGAGTAGCATATGGCAACTAAGTACACTACTCGATTAGGTGATATGTGGGATGTAATCGCTAAGGAACAAATGGGTGATGAACGATTTATGTCCGTGCTAATGAAAGCAAACCCTGACTATATCAATTACGATATGTTGCCATCCGGTATTACTCTGAAGATTCCTTCTGTGACTAAAAAAACTATAGTGAACTTGCCACCGTGGAGGCGTTAACATGCTCGACATTAGAAGTTTGACTCAATATTTACCTGAAGCGGCTCCATTGGCATTGAATCCGATATATCCGGCTAGACGTGCAGCCTTGCAGATTTTGTACGAATCAAAAGACATTAGTGTAGATTTGGCAAAATATTTAATTGGAGCCAGCTACAAAGATGTGATGAGTGGCGAGGCGGATACCTTTGATTTTACATTAGATGATCGGCAAGGCCTTTGGTCGGGCGATTGGTATCCGTCAAAAAATGCTCAGATAACTGTGAATTTAATCCTAATTCATTGGTATTATGATGTAACTACTGATATTAATATTCCGCTTGGGAAATTTTACATAGATGATATTGGGCTGGCATCCGGCAACTCCGGATCAACCGTACAACTCAATACAGTATCAGTGCCGGATGGCGTGGCCAGGGATATAAATAACACTAGATCTTGGGAAAAAGTACAATTAAAAGTTGTAGCACAGGACTTGGCCAATAGTGCCAGCTTAGGCCTTGTATATGATTCTGAAGATAATCCGACTCTTGATCGTGTAGAACAAACGGAAGAACCGGATTTGGTGTTTTTGGAACGTCTGTGTAAAGATAATGGCTTATGCACTAAGGTATCTGATGGAAAAATCGTGGTATTTGATGAGGCTAAATATGATGCACAAGATCCAATTGCGATTATTGATAAGGTAGCCTTGGAAGATATGGAAGATTATGAGTTTCACAGTAAAGTGCGTGATATTTACACAGCATGTACAGTGACCTATCAAAAATCCAAGAAGAAAGAAAAAATATCCGCTACCTTTGAGGCACCGGAGCAGAACAACAAATTAAAAGGAACCACAGAGAAAAAGGTACTCAAAATTAATCAAGAAGTGGCTGATACGGCGGCTGCACTACGTTTGG